TGGAAGAGAAGAAAAGTGACTTGGTAGACTTCATGAATTCCATAGGCTGCAAGTGGTTTGAGACTGAGTTGCTGTGCCGGAAGTGTGGTGAGCAGACTGTCCATTACCGTGTCTGGGAGTCTTCGGATGGTGCCTTTGAAGATGAAAACTATGTCTGTACTAACTGTGGCTGTGAGTGGTGGGTAGATGGACCCGATGCCTGAGTGCTTAAATAAGCGGTGCCGATAGTTACTATCTGAGGTAAGTATGCTAGGTTTCGTTATCACGGTAGATTTGTTTTGCAGCAATTGCCCTAACTGGGTAGTGGGCGGAGACAAGACTAAGAGAGCTGTTATCAAAAGGGCTAAAGCACAGGGTTGGCTTATCAAGAAGTCTGAAGCTTTCTGCCCAATGTGCAGGAATGTATATGGCAAATGGTAAGTGGTGGCCTGCTGAAGTCTGGTGCCACAAGTGCGGTACTCAAATGGTAGAGAGAGTAACTAAGTCAAAGAAAGGAAATTTGATGGAGCGCAACTGCCCCTTTTGCAAGGTAGGCAACAAGTGGTTTTTAACCCATATCGAGGAACACAAATGAAACACGGTAAGACGGTCATAGACGATGTAATGGGAGTCCAGATTTCAGGGCTAGAGGATGAAAGCGATGGGACACTCCTTAAACACGTAGTCTGGGCTATCGAGTGCCTTGAGGCTGTTCTTACGGCTGTGAAAGCAAGGACGATAAACGACATCCTTAAAGAAGTTGAACATAAAGGGGGCTTGAATGCAGAGCAAAAGTGACAAGGAGTACCGCCAGATGGTAGCACAACAGAGGAAGCTATTTGGCCCTTCCTTTATGGTGATCCACGGTAAAATCCATAGCCTTGAGTGTTCCGTGCTGTTTCTAGAGCGTATCATTGCTTCTATGTCTCAAGACCTGGGGCGGCAACGCAACGCTCTAAACTTCATCATGCGTGGGGGGAAAAGACATTGAAAGTCTACAAACTTTTTATCCATATCTACTGCACTGAAGTTTGCAAAATAACTATGGTAAGCAAACTTGTCTTCTCTGACCCTAACTTAGAGTGCCGCTGCGTCCGGTCAACTGAGATTATTTCAGGCAACACTATACATAAGTTTGTGTCGAGTAAAGACTTGGAGAGCCTCTATGGGTTGGAGATAGATGATCTTGAGGTTTGCCCTTTCAGCGGTTTGACTGAATCAGAAAAAGCATGGTTAAGAACAAGGATGGCAAGATGAAAACTATACACTGCAAAGGTTGTGGCATATTAGTTGGTTACTCATTCATTCCTACCCCTATTATTTTCTGCGTTGTATGTGGACAAAACATCCTGAACTTAGATGGGCCTAAGTGCGAAGGGTGCTGTGCCGACTGCCTCTGCGGCAAAAATGTCAGATAAACTCCTTAAACCTAAGTGCGGTGACTGCTACTATTTTCTTTTTGTCGGTCCAGACAAGGTATGCAGTCACCCCGATAACTTTAAAATCCTGAAAGGTGGCCCTGTCAAGTGTAATTTTTACGAAGATGAAGAGAGAAAACTACTTCCTACCCAAAAACAATGGTGGAAGTCACGATTAACCTTTGGAGAGATAAAAGAGAGGTTAAAAAAATGAAGATCAAAATAAAAATTCCTCACAAAGAATTTTTGAATCATACATTTCCTCATGTCTTAATTAGATCAAAACTTATTGAGGCTGGTATGCCTTCAGATGCTAGAGGAACCATGATTACTTATGATGATTCAGAAGACGCATTCAAAGTAATTGAATGGACAAGTTCAGACACTTTAGGCGAATGTGACATCTGCCATGATCCTGTCTTTGATTTTCAAAGTTATTCAGGGGCAATCGGAGAGCTTTTATATCATGTCCGGTGCGAGAAAGAGAGAGTTTAACTCCTTTCCAAAAAATAAACCTGCCAGGGATGATAAATATCTTGCTTTTGTCAGAGGGCATAGATGTTGGCGCTGTAAACGACCCCCTTTTGTGACAGCTATACAAGCACATCATGCCTATACTGGAGGAATGAGTACTAAGTGTTCTGATTACGATACTATTCCTGCTTGTTTTGAGTGCCATGATACTATTAAACAACGCAAAAACGTACCAGACTCTATTAAAACAGAAATAAAAGCTCTCAATGTAGAATGGAGGAAACAAGGTGGGACTTTCAAAAACGAAGATTGGAGAAATGATACAAAGACGGAAGGTTGAATCTGAGATAACCAGTTTCATGTGTGATCTGAAAGATAAGGATCGGCTTTGGGAACTTGCAGAAGAAAATGATTGCAATCTCTCAGACATAATTAGGTTAGCTGTCAAAGAACTTATCAAGATGATAGACCATAAGGGAGTATTATAATGTCTATCAAACTAATGACTGAAGCCTGGGGAACAAGTGGATTGAATGCCTCACAAAAGCTTGTGCTCTTATCTATCTGTGACTATGCCAATGATGATGGCTATTGTTGGCCTAGAATCAAAGTTCTCGCGGAAAAGTGCGACATAAGTGAACGGGCGGTGCAATACAACATTTCTCGCTTGATCGAACTGGGCATCCTTGAAGCGAAAACGAGATTGACACGTTTCGGGACACAAGGCTCTAATCTTTACCGGGTTCTCTTGGGTGGGGGTGAAGCAGATTGCACCCTAGAAAACACTACGTTTTTTATGGGGGGGGGTGAAGCCAGTTGCACCGGGGGGGTGAAGCCAGTTGCACCCCTTATATATGAACCATCAATAGAACCATCAAAAACAAAGAGGAGGGTCGAGCTTGATCTTTTCGGGTCAGTGGAACCGTTACCCCCTGTAGAATACTTCCCCCCTTCAAGACCCCAAAACCGTTTTGAAGAGTTCTGGAAGAACTGGCCTGATCGAAGTCAACCGAAACAACCGGCGAAAAAGGCATGGGATAAAATTCTGGCGAAGAAGTACAACTATGATGTACAAGATTACATCATAAAAGCATTAGAGAACCAGAAACAAAGCAAGAAACACTTAGGTAAGAAAGATTACCTTCCTCACGCTTCTACGTGGTTAAACCAAGAAAGATGGCTAGACGAGGTACAAGTTGAATTAGAGGAACTATATGTCAGGTAATGAGTATGAAGAGACATTACTTAGGCCAGCTAGTGACTTTATCGAGTCTGTTAAAAATAGGTTTTTCCCTAAAGATGGGCAGATTGGCACACCTTTTCACTGGAATAAGATACCTTTCAGAGTAGTGAAGGGTGAAACTTCCCTATGGTCAGGCTATAACGGCCATGGTAAATCTCTTTTTCTTAACCAATGCATGTTAGAGCAAGCTATTTGCGGGGAGCCAGGGGCTTTGGCGTCATTTGAGATGCCAGGAGAGAAAAATCTTTATCGAATGGTGCGGCAAGCACTAGGAAAAGCTAATCCTACGGAAGAAGAGATAGAAAACTGTATGAATTGGCTTGGCAAAAAGATATTTATCTATGATAAAACTGGTATAGGAGAGCTAAGAAGACTAAAAATGATATTTAATAGAGCTAGAGTAGACCATGGTTGCACTTTTTTTATCATAGATAGTCTAATGAAGTGCGGGATTGACCCAGATGATTATGCAGGGCAGAAAAAATTCATGGATGAATGGCAAAATTATGCTCAAACGTACAATGTCAACATAAATGTGATAGCACATGCCAAAAAAGGAGCAAGCGAAGAAGAGAAGCCAGGAAAGATGGATGTTAAAGGCACTAGTGAACTGACAGATTTGCCTGACAATGTATACTCTATTTGGAGAAATAAAAAGAAAGAAGACAAATACAGGGAGTGTAGTGATAAACAATGCTTCGGACCCAACTTTGAAAAGTTACTATTGGAGTATGACTGTCTAGTGAACTGCTCCAAGAGCCGGGAATTTGGCGGTGATGTGGAAGGAACGTTTGGACTTTATTTCCATAAGCCTAGTATGCAATATATCGAGAAGTGCGGCCAGGAGCCATTTATCTACTATGAGCCATGATTTTGTTAATAGGGTCGTTTTGAAAGCCCAAATGGAAGGTAAAGACCCTATCCAAGCCCTTAATGAGATGCTTGCTCTTTTGACGCAAGAAAGTGTACTATATCAAGAATTGATTTTGTTGATAGAAGAAGAAGCTAAAGAGATACAAAATTATATCTTGAAAAAGGTCTTGTTTAATTATGGATAAGGTAGCAGAAGCTATCTACAAAACTCTTGGGTACACACCTTCCCCTTCCCAACAGGAATTACACGATAGTAAAGCTAGAT